AATCGCTTCATAGGGTTCTACGTTGGAATGGCTAAAGCGCTCGCGTCTATATTCCATGACATCCGTGAGATTATGACTGAGTTCGTAGGCGATAGCTTTATTAAGCTAATAGGTGGCGCAGTGAAGTCTCTGTTTAAGTTTATTACTAAAGGGCTTGAAGTTATTAAGAAGGTAGCTTTCACTATAGCACTAGCGCTAGGAATAGTAGCTAATGAAGTATCTAGCGCAATTGAAGGCATAGAAGCGCCCACAGTATTACCTGCTTCATTCGCTGGTAACATGCTGCGTATAGGAGCTAACGCTAAAGACGCATTTGTGGAAGGCTTTGGTACCGATTTCGTTGGTAAGATTGGCGCAGTCGTTATTCCAGCCCTCAGCGATATTGAGGCTAGAGCGCGTAAGCTAGCGGAAGCTCGTAGAGCTGCTGCTAATCAAGGAGATGGCGATAGCGGGTTAGATACCCGTCCTGTTATGGAAGACCGCTTGCCATTTGCACTGAAAGAACAGTTACGCCTGTTAGATGAAGAAGCTAAGAGATTACAGCTTAATAACAGAGAACGCGGAGTGCAGAACGAGCTTCTTAGAAGGGAAGAAAAATTACGCGCTTCAAATACCACGCTATCTGCTCCTCATCGCGACATACTTGAGGCGCGGGTTAGAGAGATAACCGCTTTACGAGAACAAGCCGATGCGCTTGATTCGATCAAATCGCCTCAAGAACAATTAATGATAAGAGAAGAATCGCTTAATGCTTTATATGATAAAGGAGCGATCAGCTTAGCTGAATTAAATCACGAAATGACTCAATTAGTGCTTTCTCAGTCGCAACTTAACATCGCGCAAGGTCAAGGAACCTTCGTAGATGGCTTCTTAGTAGGCATTGAAAGCATGTTAGAAAGTGTACGTAATTTTAGAGCAGAAGCTGGCATAGCGTTTGGATCTTTCTTCCAGCAAGCTTCTGAAGGTTTTGGTCAAGCTGCTGCTGACGCATTAGTATTTGGCAATAGCTTCAGTGATGCAATCGGCACCGCAGCGAGACAAGCGGTAGCTGGGTTACTTGGCGCATTGATAAAGCTAGGTATACAATACGTGCTTAACGCAGCGCTAGGTAATAGCCTAGCAGCCAGCGCTACAGCAGCAGGCGTTGCACAGGCTGGTGCACTGGCAACAGCTTTCGCTACTCCAGCAGCTCTTGTTTCTTTGGCTAGTTTCGGAGCAAACGCCGCCCCCGCCACGGCTGGCATTGCTTCTACTATAGCATTTTCTCAGAGCGTAGCTTCTATACCAGCATTCGCAGACGGCGGCTTTGTATCAGGACCAGGAGGACCTCGCGATGATTCGATTAACGCGAGATTATCAAATGGCGAGTTTGTGGTTAATGCTAGAGCAACGTCTAGGTTCAGACCACAATTAGAACAAATGAATAGTCCTTCTTCAGCGAACACTGCTAATATAGGCAATGAACAATCTGGAGCTGGCTCGAATGGTCAAGGCTCTCCAAGTCAAGGAGGCGGTGGAGTACGTATAGTTAATGTACTTGATCCTAGCCTAGTAGCCGATTTTATGACCAGCTCAGAAGGCGATGAAATAGTAGTCAATACTATTGAACGTAACGCTAGCTCGATTAATCAAGTTTTGAGGAATAATTAATGGCTCTGCAATTATCAACAACAAATGGTGGCGCTGTAGCAGATGCCACTGATAACTTTGATCTGATGGATAAGCTCATTGACTTCATAGATGGTACCACTGCTGGCGAAACTGGCAAGCTATTAGCAGTCGGCGAAAGATGGTCCGTCAATAAAGATGATACTACTACAACTCCTGGTGAGCGATATGTGTATTTAGAAGGTCCTGGTCTAGGTGGCACCGATGCAATTCATGTACTTATTAGAATATATTCTGATGTGGGCAACAATATCCATAACTGGGAAATACGGGGCGCAACAGGTTACAGCGCTGGCGATACTTTCGAAAACCAACCTGGTTTTAGTACTGTAGAATCACATTTCACGGTCAGTAACGCTGCTATGCCATTTTGGTTTATAGTTAGTGGACGCAGAATCATCGTAATAGCGCAGACTGCTGGTAGTGTATCATATGCGGCGTACTTAGGCTGGTACCTCCCTTATGCAACGCCAAGCGAATTCCCTTACCCTATGTTCAATGGGGGAAGCACCTACATAGCTACTAAAGGGTACTTAGAAACTAATTATACAGTTGGTAACTTCTATGATGGTCCTAGAGCTAGTGCTACCTCTGCTGTAAGCCAGTTAAGACACAGAGATGGGTCTTGGATCCCCGTTGCTGCTTACACCCAATCAAGTGTCGCGACTAGACCAGGAGCACTAGACGGGGAGTGCAGTATATGGCCTCATGACAAGGTAACCGCTGCTCAATATGAATATGGCTTTATTGAGAATGTTGGCGGGTCTTTCAGCGTATTTCCAATGATATTATATAGCGCTATAAATGGCGGCAACGTATACGGTGAGCTAGATGGCGTTTATTTTTCCCCACAAGGTACTGTAGGTAAGAAATTCCCCGATACTATAACTATCTCAGGGGATGACTATCTCGTAGTTAACAATACTTCCCGCACCGTTGAAGCTAATTGCGCCATCTTACTTAAATAGGAATAAATATGACTATCAGCACAAAATCCACTATAACAGATTTAGATGAATTCCTAACCGATTTAGTAGCTTTTGCTGTGGCTAATGCAGGGTTCACAGACGAATTAACAGTCCCCGTAGGTAGCGACACGTTATATCGTATATCAAAAACTACTTCTTCAATCAAAACGTATTGGGGGCTCAGGTCTATGGCAACAACAGGTTCGATATACTCTAATTCTGGCGTCAGCGCCAGAATGATGATAGTACTACCTACTGCTGCCAACTGGACAACGGTTGCAGATGGTCAGCGATATCCTACTAGAATGGGTGTTTTTAATATAGCGCCGACATTTACGGGATACTCTTTCTTTACTGATGGCGTATCCGTTTTCGCAGTACTAGAAGTAACTTCAGGGGTATTTGCTCACTTTGCCTTTGGTGACCTAACTAAAGTCGGTGTATGGGATGGTGGTGCGTATTTAATGGGAAATAACTTCCAAGTAGTTTCTGGTAACTGGCGGTACCTACTCGACAGCGGACATAACTCCGCCCCGCTGATTTTCGGCGGTAGAACGAACCTAGGAAATAGTATTACTAACGGGTGTAATTACGTTCGCTACAATACTGGTGCTGGAGATAATAAAGATTTCACTAAGCTAGGCGGCAGAGACCATGCGTCAGACGGTGCTCTGGTAGGTATATCAGGTAGCATATCACCCAATTATGATAGTACTAGGTACGCAGGAAACACTAGTGTGGCTCTTACGGACATCTGGAAAAGAATACAAGAAAACTCTCCGAGCGAGGCTACCTTCCGCGCACCCCTTCTACCTATTATCCTAACTAGGCAAACTACTGGTAACCTTGCAAATTTTAATATACTAGGTCATGTCCCTAATATTACTACTATAAATGTAAGTCAATTATCTGCTAAAGCGCTAGTCAATACCGATTGGCGGGTTTTCCCCCTAGCCTCAAAAACGTTAGACGATACCGTAGCAACCCCCTCCGATATGTGGGGCGTAGCATATAAAGAGATTCCATAATGGCTAGCTTCACTGGTTTTTTATTAGAGACTGACCTAGCGTCTGCAATCACTACTGATACCGCGATTAGGCAGGCTTTCTACGATGATATAGACTTCACCAATATAGGAAGCGCCCATTTAGCAACGCAAGGCTTGCTGAGCAGTGCACTAACAGACGGAGGCTTCAGTACTTTTCCTCAGACGCATGACGGTGCGCTCTGCTCTGCATACGGTGCTATATTCTACAATCGCATAACGATTACGCCTAACCCTCTCGATATAGGTAATGTTGTAACGGATTCGAGTGGCGCGATGTCAGTGTTTAACGCCTTCTTTACGAGTAGAACATTAGAAGATATTACGGAGACCAATGTAGGCGGCATAGCTCTTTCAGGACCTGCTCTACCTGTGGTGATGGCACCTCTGCAAGAAATTATTTACACCGCTAATGTTAGCGTAAGCACTGGTCCTCCAACCATAAACGGAACTTATGATTATGGCTTTGATGGGGCAGACCAAGACCAAACTGTAGGTATAATCGGGGCTAGAGTGTTGGCACTGCCTTACTTATTCCAAGCTGGTTTACTTGAAAAACTTATTTGGAAGACTAGTATAATAACCACAAATGACGGCTCTGAGCAGCGCATCAAATTACGTAATGCACCAAGGCAAGAATTCGATTTCAATATAGCAATCCAGAACGGTCAGCTAGCGGAGCTA